TCTCCTCAAAAGCTCCGGTAATTTTGAAAAGTGATGGTAAGGCTGCGGCAGTAGCACAAACAACAATAGCAACAAGTTTTGCAACACCAGCGGTGCTTGACGCGACTGCAACACCAGCGGGGGACATGCCAAGCATTTGTTATCATGAGGCTGAAAATTGCGTAGTCGCAGGTTTTGCGGATTCTGGAAACAGTTACTATGGAACAATTGTTTGCGGTACTGTAAATGCAGACAAAACTATAACGTGGGATTGGGCAAACCGTTTAGTGCATGATTCTGGGGGGACGTCATACTATCACGCGCTAGTTTACTCGCAGAGAAGCGGTAATAATCGTGTGGGAATATTTTTTGAACAAGGTGGTGGTGCTGCCTCAAGAGGTTATTGTAGGGTAATCTCAGTATCAGGTACGACTCCATCAGCTCCGGGTAATAAATCACAATTTAGCAATAATTATCCTTCACTTAATTTTGTTGCAAAGATTGACTCAACAACTGCCAGCGATTCAACAGTAATAGTAACCTACACCGAACAAAGCTCACCTTATAAAACGTATGCGCGAGGGTTTCAAGTTGGTTCTAGCTCAATGAGTTATGGCAATCAGTTTGATTTAACTTTTTTAAACTCTACGGAATGTGCGGTAAGTTACCATCCCACAACTGCACAGTTTTGCATTTTTTATAGGGATGATGCTTCAAATCAATACTATGGAAAAATGGCAACATTAACTAACAGTGGTACAACAATTAGCAGCATTAACAACATAACAACCTATGCTTCAAGTTATGTGACTAGAGTACGTGCAGACTATTCTGCAAATGATGATAGATTTTTATTGATTTACGCAGACAATGGTGATGGCTTAAAAGGCAAATGCTTTTCTGTTAGTTTAAGCGGCACAACTTTGTCACTTGGAGGAGCATCAGCAACAACATTTTTAAATTCTTCTACGGGTAGTCAGATTGGTGTTAGCTATCATACTGTTGCTGCAAAATTTATTATTGCTTATCAAGACGTAACAAATGACGATTCTGATATGAAAGTGGCAACCTTATCATCAAGCGACCATACAGTTACATTAAGTGCTGCTACTGAAATTCAAAGCAATGGCGGTTATTATTTTAAAATGGTTTATGACCCAGATAGAGAATTAACTGCATTACTTTATCAGGATGCTGATTCACCAAACGATTTGTATTCTACTGCAATTTTGCCGGGTTATGACTCAACGAATTTAACGTCAACAAACTTTCTAGGTTTTGCAGATGCAGCTATCTCTGATGGTGCTAGTGGTGCAGTAATTCTTGAAGGCGCGGTTATTGAAGGTTTATCAAGTCTAACAATTGGTTCGACATATTATATTTTGCCAACAGGCGCTTTATCCACTAGCGCAGGAACGCCATCGGTAACTGCTGGTATGGCGATATCTGCAACATCAATAAACATGAGAGGAGCTACTTCATGAGCAAGTGTTTAACTTTTAAAAGCGATGACGCAGAAACAAGCCGAAGAAATTTATGTCCTTATGTTTTTGCTGACGATAAAGCTTTGCAAATAAGTGATGAAAAGATTGTTGTTGGTGATTTATCTTCTCCCGATTTTACAATTGGAGATATGAATCTTGGCAACGCTACTCTTTACGAATCTGTAACTGCTCCTGAAGATTGGGCTGGGTGCAAATACACTTTTGATGGGACAACGTGGACAGCAGTTGACGGATACGTTGACCCTAAAGAACAAAGAATAGCAGAACTGCAAGCTCAAATAGATGCTTTAAGAGCATAGAGGTACAGCCATGAGTAATGCACGAAATATCGGTGATTCCGCTCCAGTAATTAACTTTTTGGATGGCGTTACTTCTAATTTACAAACGCAGCTTAATACACTAGATACAGCGGTATCTAATACTTTGCCAGCTCAGACGGGAAACGCTGGTAAGTTGTTAACAACAAATGGGTCGGCAGCAAGTTGGGCAGAGGCGGCCTCTGCGTCCGCAGAAGTGGAAGCCGTTGCGTCAGAAGCTATTACTGCTGGTCAAACTCTGATTTTAAAATCGGATGGTCAAGCGGCTCGTGTATCAGGTACTAAAACTGCTGGATTTCAAACTCCATATGTTACTGTGGCTGGTGCTTCAGATGTTATTAGGACTGCATTTGACTCGGCAAACAATAAATTAATAGTTGCACAATCTACTTCTCAATCTCCCGCCACATTAAGCGTAAGAGTCGGTGTTGTTTCTTCATCAGGTATTGCTTTTGGTACTGCTGTTCAAGCTCATAACGCTATAAGTTATGCTTTTGATGTTGGTTACGATGCTACAGCAGAAAGAGTGATACTGGCATATAAGGGTACGTCAAATTATGGTTATGTAGTTATTGGTCAAATCACTGGTAGTAATATCTCTTTTGGGACTCCGGTGCAATTTACTACTACGCAGCCTTACACCATTTCTCTTAGCAAAGACACAGTAAACAATAAGTGGACAATGATGTGGAGCCACAACTCAGCCACTCTTTACGGCTCTATAATAACGATTAGCAATTTAACACCGACAATTACTACTCCGGCGAATCTTGGCATCAGTACATCATACATTAGCAGCACTTATGACGCAGTAAACTCTAGAATTGCAGTAGCTTGTGCTTCCTCAACAGCTGGAGTTAGAGTGGCAGTTTTTACGTCTAATGGGACTGCATTAACAAAAATAGGAACAGAATTAACCACTTCTATATTTGGGGTTAGTCAACGTCAGCCAGATATTGTTTATAACTCAAAAGAAGATGTCTATGTTGTTTCTTGTCAAGACAATTTAGCGGCTCCTAAAGCTTATGCCTTTGCGTGGAAGGTAAACACGGCATCGACTAATACACTTGTAGTTACGGTGGCAAACTCAGGGAGTGGTAATAAATTTTATATTGACGGTGTTGAGCAAGCCTCCTTAGTTTTAACCGAGGGAAATACTTACAAGTTCGACCAATCCAGTGCCACAAATGCTACGCATCCTTTATTACTTAGCACCACAAGCGATGGCACTCATGGCGGCGGTAGCTCTTACACGACTGGAGTTACCGTTGTTGGGACTCCCGGGCAAGCTGGAGCTTATACGCAGATAGTTGTCGCCGCATCTGCTCCATCGCTTTATTACTATTGTTCAAATCATTCTGGAATGGGTGGAGCAATCACGACTCCTGTTCTTGCCACTTATTCTTCTGGCACTGTAATTAAGCTAGGCGGTGGGCTTGAAAATGATTCAAATGCTTACAACGCTCAACAAGCGGTCTATATGACTGCGATTGATAAGACTTATATAAGAACAAATGCGTCAGGTAGTGGACAGCAAAAATATAATGAGATTACAGTCTCAGGAATAACGGTTTCTGAAAGTGGAAAATCAAGAACAATAGATCCAAAGTATTTTGGTAACTCAGTAAAAGATACTTTTCAGAATTCTGCTATTTATTTAAGCTCACTAAATGCGATTTGTGTTGTTTCTGCAAATAACGCTGCTGGTGGAAACCCAGACACAACTTTTGCCAAAGTGATTTCTATTGGTTATGAGTCTACAAATGCTGGCAAGTATATTGGCTTGGCTGCTGAAAATATTGCCTCTGGAGCAACCGGAAAAATAAGCATAATTAGCGCAACAAATACTAGCGTGTCTGGCTTAACTGTCGGGCAAGAATACTGGCTCGATTATGATGGTTCTTTTTCAACTACTGAAACGGCTTATTCTAAAGTTGGCATAGCTAGAAGCGCGACAAGCATGTTATTGACTGCAAATTCATTGGTTCCAACTTTGCCATCTACAACTGGCAGAAGGGATTATGAAGTGAATTCAACGGTTAGCAGCGGGGATTTGTTGTTTCTTGATTCTGGGGGACTGCCAGCAACAATAGAAAAAAGGTTTACTGTTGCAACTCAAAAATCCCAGTCTATGAGTAGCTATAATCCATCTGGAACGGCATGGGCAAACTATACGACAGAACAATTTGCTAATCTGCCAACTCCTGACGGTGGCGGGATAATTATGGCAACCAACAGCAGCTACTATATGCACGCCATACCATATACTCTTTCCGCTGACGGACTAACTTTCACTTATGGCGCTGCCTATAATCTGACAAACGGCTATGGAGTTTCATCCACTCCACCTTACTATTTTGATGCTGCTTGGGATAACGTGCTTCAGCAATGGGTTGTTATTTATCAATCTGGAAACACTGTCTTTATGGTCTATTTGAGGAAGAAAGATGGCGGCGTTACATTTGAAAACGAGATTAATTATAGTTCACCACAATATGACAATCTCGGAGCTTGGGGTGGAAATAACTGGGGAGTCCAATTAGGAATTTTCAAAGAAACGGGTGACTATGTTGCCATGATGCAAAACGTGGGAGGCAGCAATTACGCGAAAATTTTATTTAGGCGATACAACAAAACAACCTCCAAAACAACGACAGTAGGCACTTTTTCCGGTGGTTTACCTATTACCTATGCTTGGGGCTGGGGCTATAACGACAAAACTAATATCTTCTATATGAGCAAAAAATATTCTGCCGGATATTATTTTGATGGTTTTGTTTACGACTCATCAAGTGATACTTATGCGCGGTCAAACGGAGGTTTTAGTAATCAATACATTGCTGGAACAAATTTTCCAAATCACGCTAATGGCTCTTGGAATGTTGGCATCCCAATGGTCTATGACCCATCTTCGGATAAGATGCTTTTTTCCTATATTGGAAGTAATAATGCTTATCAGCAAATGTGTGCTTTGACGATTACAGTTGGTAGCCCATTTTTAGCTCATGTGTCAGGCTCAGATTGGACGGAAGGCTATGCCAGTTATAATCAAAACAGCAAACCAAGGTGGCAAACTGCTAGTGAAACAGGTATTTGTACTCTTGCATATGGCGGTAAACTCCGTTCATTTATGTTCGATGGAACAGTCATAAATATGGTTAGTCTGGCTTCCGGTATTAACTCCACCTATGATAGTTTCAATGCTTTTTATAATCCACGGATTGACACAATAAGGGTTGCTTGGAAGCAATCCACTACCGCTTATTTCGCTTATGAATTGGGTACGTTTAGCTCTAACAGTGGGGCGTTCTTCGGCGTTGCTAATTCATCTGCAACTCTTGGACTAAATGCACAAGTTGATTTGGTTGGCGGTATAAACCAAGATCAAACGAATCTTATTCAAGGTTCTACTTATTACGCCACCTCTAATGGAGGATTAACAACGACCTCCAATACGAACAGAATCGGGATGGCAATTAACGCTAATGACCTTTATATAAAAGGATAATTATGAATATTTTAGTCAACAAAGAGGATAACTGGGTAATTGCGAGTTTTGACGAGAATGTAACCCTTGAATATACGCCTGTTCTGATGGTTGAGGGTGTTGTCGTTTTCAGCGGCTACGATGAAGATAATTCAAAAATTGTTGAGGGAGTAACCATCCCTGATGATTATGTCGATCTAAAATATAAATATGATGAAGAATCCAAAACATGGTCTGAAAATGAAACTTATGCATCGTGGCAGTCAGTCTCAAATGAGCCGTCAGAGCATGATCCTAATCCAGATTTTGATAAGGATTTAATTGAAGATTAGAGTAATGAATGGCTGTTTTTATTTTAATTGTGACTATTGGGGGACAAACTGTTTCAAGAGATTGCGATGAAGCATTATGCTTTGCCGATATAAATCGCTGCCTGTTTTTTGCGTCAAGAATTAACAACCAGCCTCAAGGAGAAGAAATAAAAGCTTTTTGCCAACCGCTAAACATAGATGACGACAGTAGGTATTATTTATGATAGGTGAAATAGCGATTTTGCTTAAAGGCCTAGATTCTGCTTTTACCTTGGTGAAGGCTGGGATTGACCGGAAAAAAGATTTAGATGAGATGTCTAATGACATCAGCAGGTTTTTTAAGAAAAAAGAAGACCTTGAGATTGCAATAACAAAAGCGGAAAATAGTGAAGACTCGCAAATGAGTAGTATCCGCGAAGAACAAGCAATAGAAAATCATCGTTATCAGTATCAAAAAATGCTTGATTCTATCGGGAAAGAATATTCTAGGCAGGGGCGCAGTCCGGAATGGGCAAGAATAAAAAACAACGCAGCAAAAAGACAAAAAGAAAAAGAATTAAAAGCAAAGAAAAAGTCTGAACGAAATGAAGATGACGATTTGTTAATTAGGCAAATAGGATTAGCTTTTATTTATATGTTTATTGGTTTTTCTGTTATCGCTGGAATAGCTTTTTTTATATTTGGAGTTGAGCAATGAAACTAGACCCAGTCTTATTAAACATGGCTTGCTCTTGGAGCATAAAAGCGTATAGAGAAAAAAACAAAGATGCAATTAAAATAGAAAGTAAAATTACTGGAGCCACTTGTTTTATTGCTAAACGAAAGTCTATTGACGTAATAGCTTTTAGAGGAACACAAAAGAAGTTAAACGATATTCTAACCGATTTGTTTGTTGTTCCATTACCTTATGCTAGTCGATTATGCCACGGCGGTTTTGTTGTTCAACACGCCTCTATCTGGAAACAAATAAAAAAACATATTGACCCTAAGAAGCGCACCTTAATAACGGGACATTCACTAGGTGGCGCACTGGCCGAATTAAGTGCTGCTAAACTCACTCACCCAAACTTAAATGTTGTAACTTTTGGAAAGCCAAATACGTTTTTCAAAGGCTTTAAACGTCCTATGGAGTTAGATACACAACTGTCTATAATAAACCATTGTGATTCTGTTGCTGTGCTGCCTCGCTTGTGCTACGGGCCTAGTAAATCGCAGCAAGTGCTTTTCCACGGAGGCAACGGAATAGATTACATAGACCCAGATACTTTGACTAAAAAAGAAGACAGAAAAACCGGAAGCATAACAGAAAGAGCCACAGATCATTACATTGAGAATTATAAAACTAGATTAGAAAAATACTTTGATAACGAAAGAAAAGCTTTAAAAGAAGATATTAAAGACCTTAACAAACTAGCTGACGAGGTGGAAAATGCTTAGAGTTGTTGCGCTGTGTTTACTAATGGCTGGCTGTACAGTCTCTGAGGACATGATTGCAAACAAAGAGCTTTATTGCTCTGGAGTTTATAAAGGCATAAGGGCTGTAGGAAGAGTTGCTACTGAAGTTACGACAGGTGTAGCGATACCGGATGTCTGCGACACAATAGAAGAAATTGTGGAGGAAGACTCTGAGGGAAAGTAATTAGTAATGTTGAGGCTCTTATAAAGGTGTATTTGCTAACAAGATGAAACTAGGTGGCTTATTAAAATCGTTAGCCCCAACCATAGCTAATGCGGCTGGTGGGCCTCTTTCTGGCATGGCTGTCAAGATGGTAGCTAAGAAATTAGGTTTACCAGATACAGCAACGGCTAATGAAATAGAAGACCTTGTTGAGCGTGAACCAGAAAAAGCGGTGATTATTAAAGAAGCTGATAAAGACTTTAAAAACAAAATTAAAGAAATGGAAATTGATTTAGACAGTTTTAAAGTTGAAGTAGAAGACAGAAAACACGCTAGAGAGACATTCAAAAATGATTGGACTCCTAAAGTGTTTGGGATACTGGCGTTGCTGTTGTACGGAGCGTATGTATTAACAGTAACAATAATGCCTCATGATCAAAACGATGAAACCATAATTTCACTCGTTCTCGGACAATTATCGGGTATACTTGGGACGATGGCGGCATTTTGGTTTTCTGGGTCAAGTACAAAGTGAATAAAATGGACAAACTAATAAAACAATTAAAAAGGCATGAAGGTGTCAAGACTCACGTTTACAAAGATATAAACGGTCTTGAGCATATAGGTGTGGGCAGAAACATCTCTAAAACAGGCATTGGCTTAACAATGGAAGAGATAGATTATCTTTTGTCTAACGACATTCTAAGGTGCATAAAAGAATTAAGTTCAGAATATCCTTGGTTTGGTCAGATTGAATCGGAGCCAAGACAAGAGGCGATTATCAATATTTTTCTAAATCTGGGTGCTACAAAATATAGAGGATTTAAGCTGGCAAACGCCGCTATGGCGGCTGGATTATACGACCTTGCTGCAACAGAGTTTTTAGACAGCAGATGGGCCAAACAAGTTGGTGGCAGAAGCTTAGAGCTTACAGATATTATCCGTACAGGTGAGTATGTCTAATCCGTACATCTTTACTGCTACGGTTTCTAAAATTGTCGATGGGGATACGATGTATGTTAATGTTGATTTGGGCTTTGGCTTGCATCATTGCGGTGATACTGGGCGTGGGATTTGTTTACGCCTTAATGGAGTTGACACACCCGAATCCACTCGCAGAAAAGGTAGAGATCCAAAAGAACGGAAATATGGTCTTGCAGCAAAAGCATTTGTCGAAGCGTTTTCTCCGGTAGGTACGGAGGTTACTCTTAGGACTTACAAGAAAGGCAAGTATGGACGGTGGCTGGCTGACATCAAGGTAGGCGGCAAGTGGCTATGCAAAGAACTTATTAAGAATCATCACGCAGTCGAATATGAAGGTCAGAACAAAAAAGAGATACAGGCAGCTCACTTAGCAAACAGAAAGTTAGTTAAGCTTAGTGAATAGTGTCATTGATAAGTATCATAGTTTCTTGAATTTTCTTTTCTTGATGAATAGAAAATAACATATAAAGATTAGCTATAACGGTTAGATCAGGGTCTGATAGTTTACTTTTTTTATTTTCAACATCTTCAAATATTTTATTAAACCATTTCTGTATATCAATATCTTCTATAGCCTTAAACTCTCCTAGAGTATTAAGAGTTTCAAAAACATTATTGAAAAAAAACAGATCATCTTTCATAAGTAATCTTGGAATTCTATCCTTCCTGTTTCTCCATCGTTTCTTTTTTCTAACATAGACTCATATTCAGTTTTATAATGTTTGGCAACTTCCTTTTCGTTTTTCTTAAAAATTTTGGCGCGGCTTATGTCTTCTCTTTTCTCTCTGAGAATGTCTATCATGCCTTGACCAACTTTATTAACTGCCCACAGCCTAAAGTCATCAGGGTTACCACCTAGCTTTTGGTGACAACCGAAACACATAGCAAATGCATTGTCTTTGGACCACCTCAAAGAATTTGCTCTCCGACCAAAGTAATGACTACAGTGGAGTCCTTGAGAACCTTCTTCATGCGATGATCCGCAAACTTCACAGGTCCATCCGGTTCTTTCTCTTATGCATCTAGAAAACCATTTGTCTGAAGGTTTTATCTTAACTCTCATTTTAAAGTCATCTCTGCTCTACTGGTGGCTTGCTTGCTTCTCCAAGACTCAAACTTCATCTCAATAACTTTTACTTTAAACCTTAAAGACAAAGACTTTTCTACAGCAACTTTAAGGCCTTTTAAAAATTCAATATACTCCGGGTCAGCATACGCCTCTCTTTCTTGTTTAGCTATTGCAAGGCTGGGATTATTAGCCTCAGCTTTAGCCATTAGTATAGCCTTCAAAGACTTTCTGTACTCCATTAAATAAACTTTCTCAGACTCAGCCTGAGCAAACTCAAGTGTTGTTTTCTCTAGCTCTTTGAATGTTTCGTTTGACATAAGCGTCCTCAACGTAAAATTTAACCCAAGAACGAATTTTGGCTGGCACTTTTTCCAAAGCCTCCACTCGCTCTTCTCTGGTCTTTAGGCTGCAAATGTGTGCAGCGTAGACTCTAGGTTTTCCAAATTGCAAAACCATCCTCCACCGGGCTAGAGAAAGGCTTGTAACTAACATCCTTCCTCTGGCAATGAGCATATATAGCGTAGTACGCACTTCTCATAGCATGATGTGAATCAAACAACAGACAATCTTTGCCGCCTTTTTTTAAAGCTATAAATTGCTTAACGTATTTGCTGGTTTGTTTTCTACCTCTGTTGGAAATAGGTTTTGCAATAGCATCAATTTTCAAAACGGTATGTCCTCTAAATCAAGATCAATCTTTGCTGCTTCTGGAGGAGGGTTGTTTGCAACTTTATCTTGAGCCTGCCAACCGCTAATAAACATTCCATTAGAGCTTTCTCTCTGAGCGGCTTTTAGATTAAAAGTCTGTCCTTCAATATCTACTTTTCCAAAGTAAGCCTTATCATCATACTTGGAAATATTCAGAGTAAAAGAAAAAGAAAGGTCATCTGCCATAACTTGCAGCCATTTCCTGCCATCTCTAGTGCTTTTCTCAACTCCAGAAAGATAGACAGTTTTACCATTTACCTCCATTTTTCCTTGAAACCCTTTGCAGGGATTTAGGCTAAAAGTTTTTTCAGTTTCGTAACTCATCAAGTTTCTCCGTTTCAGTTGTAATAGTCTTAGCTGCGGTTACCAATAAGGGCCACGCCTTATCTAGCAGTTCCTGATCCTTCTTAATCTCAATTAACACAGGAGGCAGCGTAGGGTAGTAGGACATCCAGTAATAGCTATCAAGGCCTAGTAGATGCATTGTAAGCTGTACTTGCTGAACGTATATTGCGGGTAGCTTTCCTGATCTAAGGTATCCAACGTGGGTAGCCTTGAGAGGACACTTTATCTCTATGCCAGAAGTATCTCCTAGAAGGCCATCAGGAGAGCATCCTATGTCGTAATCGTCATGGGCTATAAACCCTACCTCCTTAAATTGAATGCCTAAGAGAAGCTCTGAGGTAGCTCTAGCCTGCGGTTCCTTTTCTTTACCGTCTTTCATGGCCTGAGATTCATAGCCAGCCACCAAAAAGCGATCTAGTTTATCGCCTATAATCTGGTTTATAGCCTTATCAGTTACGCTTTTGGTAGGCTTTTCACCCTTAGACGTAAAGAAACTAGAGGCCTGAGATGCCGTTATGAACCCTAAGCGGCATTCCAGCCACTCAGGAGTTCCCTGCACACAGTCAAATACTCTCATGCAGCCATCCTTGCCTTGTAGTCTTTTAGGCGCTGCTGAATAACCGCTACGTCTTTATCTGTAGCATCCTCCCAGCTTTTAATGCCTACAGCGTTAAATATCAACTGCTCCTCTATGCCAGCCTTCTTGCACTCAGCCTGTAGCTTCTTAGTATCTACTTTGGCGTTAGTCGCATAGTGAGCATCATCGTCTGTTGATACCCACTTCTCTCGGTTGTTCGGGTCTCCAAATCCAAACATACTGAGCATGAGGTAACGCTTGCAATAGGTGTAGCAGCTACCAGTTCCCTGTGGATCACGTTTACCCTTATCAACTGTCGTAGTCTGACTGTACTCAGATACAATTGAGTCAGACAAAACAACTTTAAAGTGACAGGTAACGCCAGCCTGATTTTCAGAGTTAACATCTTCAAAATGAAAATAGATATTCTCTTCTTGTAAGGCTGGGGTAATGTGATCTAGCAAAGTCTCCAACTTAGTGTACTTATGGTTATTTGCAAAATCATTGCTACCATCTTTACTTGGAGCATGAATCTTAGATTTTACTTTAAAAAATCTAGACCAAAATATTCCGTCTTGCATACTCTTCTCCCTAAGATTTTAGTTCATCCGAAATATCTTTGATGGTGGAGTCCAGACTTACGAGGTTCAAACTTTCAGGTAAATCTTCTGGCGCATCACCAGCAACTTGCTCAGAGGCTTTTTTGAAATCAACCTTTCCATCTTTAGTGTTGTTAACAACGGCGCTAACAACTTCCCAGAGATACAGTAAATGTTCATCTGATAACTGTGCCTCAATGGAAACCATATTATCGTCATCGCTTTCCTGCATTCTTTGCCGAATTGCCATAATGTCTTTAGCCATAATTTTCTCCTTAAAAAACCAAGCCTACCAAAGCTGTGTGCAAAATGCAAATCAACTGTAATCTAAAAAAGTGTTGCATTAAATTTTTGACAGGAGTAAATTCGGTAGTCCGGTAGGTAGAGCGATGGTCCGCGCAAGCGACACCCGGCTCTTAAAATCTGAGGGTTCTCTGGAAATCCTGCCGTTAAAGCGCCATGAGTGGTCAGCTCTTGCTGGCGGGTAAAAGCGCACAGAGGCGGTACTGCAACCGTAATTTTACCAGCTTGTAGCCTGTAGTGGCGTACAAGACCTCCCATGCGAGGGTGAAAGCGTGGGCATGATAACGCTGCCTTGCCGCACTAGCGGTAGGGTGAGTGTTGCCTCCAAAGCTCAGATTCCGCATAGGCATAAAAAAATCACATACTACATATAGTGGTTAAAAACCTGAGCCCTTTTTGATTACATACAATATGTAGTGTTAAGTTACGGTAAGTGACAAAGCAGTTAAATAAGTGTTTGCAAATAGATTTAAAGTATGTATAATGCTTATATTAACTAAATAAAACGGAGATAAAAAATGACATTACAACAACAGATTGACCAGTTAGCAAAAATCAAAGTTCAAAAAATGAAGCTTGAAAAAGCTCATACTGAGTTGCTTAACAACATTAAGGCAAACGGTGCTGGCACTTATGAAGGCACAGAGTTTGATCTTACTGTCTCAGTTTCTAACCGAGCAATTTTTGATACAAAATCTGCAAAAGCAAAACTTAGCAGACAATTTATTACAGCTCATACCAATGTAAAAGAAGTTGTGACGCATTCTTGGAGAGCTAAGTAATGAAATATGAAGTAATAGCCACTGGAAAGTACGATAAACATTTAAAGTTTAGACCTTCTCAGTATGAGCAAGTCATAACAATTATGCTCAAATTGTTGGAATTAAAAAAAGACGATGATGAAGATGTTACGTTTTTTTTGAAAGGCAAAAAATCAACAGCTTCAGCACTTTTGAAGGCAGCTCAGGCTGATAAGAATGTTTATTGGGAGAAAAAGAATAAGACGCATAAGCAAATATTGGTAAACACAGGTGTTACTGGTTTTGTTAAAAAGCCAATATGGATTCAGAAAACTACTAAAGAGATAAAAAATGACAATTATTCAATCTAACAATTTCTATCAGCATAAGGATGTGCTGATGTCTCAAAAATGCGGTGACACTTTTAGCATAAACATCAATCTAAAAAACGGAGAACGATTTTACAATGTTGTTTGGGGTAGAAAGTGGGTAGTTTTTCAAGAAGCTGCAAGCTACGGAAAGATTAAGCTCCACGTTAAAAAAGCTAGAGAAGTTTTAAAAAGATATTACTGGAGGCAAGCAAAGACAAAAGTTTGGTATGAGGAATGCGTTGGCAAAAGGAAGTCATTGCCCAATAACTGGGAGGCTGACTACTAATGAAAATTGACACTAACATTCCTCTCCCAACAGGCAGGATAAAAAAACCAAGTAAGTATGCTTGGGCAGATCCAATGAAAGTAGGACATAGCGTAGCGTTTGATGACATGAGAGAAGCTAACAGAGTCTACGTTGCTTTGCGTAATAAGTTTGGAAACAAGCGTAAATGGACGTTGCAAACACAAGAAGATAATTCAATTAGAATTTGGAGAAAACTATGAGGAGAGGACAATGAAAGAACTAATGAGCATGATAGTGTGTCTTTTCCTAAGTGCGTTGTTAGGAGTAATGGTTGCGACAGGATGGGTTTTATAGAAGACCACAGGAGTCATTTCCTGTTCTCCACGTTTGCCTGAGCGTGGGTCTAAAAATCAGGCTTTAAAGATGGGAGCGTTTTTTTTATTACTTTTTGCAACGCTCCGTGTCCCAGTCAGCGGTGGGCAAATTCAGAAAAACACTGGCAGTTGGTGATGGGATCAATAGTTTAAGCGGGTTATCTACCCGTAAAACTTCCAGTTTCATGCGCCAGCCGAGGAAACCGCGCTAAGGTTAGTCGTACTCTTAGCGAATGATTTGAGTACGCACCAAATTATTGATATATAAAGGATTATATTGTTAACAAAGTGTTTGCAAATAGGCATTAGGTATGGTCTAATAACCATATTGATTAATAACACAGGGAAAAAAAATGACAAAATCACAAGAAATAATAAAAGCGGTATTTACTGAATTAGAAACAAAAGTGCTGTGCAATTTGAAAGAAATATTAAAAGAAACTGAGATGGTAGCATCAATAGACCTTATCTTTAATGAAGACGACCCTAAAGAAATGCGGGGTGCAATAGCCTCGCTTGTTAAAAAAGGAATGCTGGATATAGAGACACATCCCAGTAAAGTTAACGACCAGAAATTGTATTGGGTTTCGTGGGACGAGGAAGCGGTAGCAAACCTTTAAACTAACCAGCACAAGGATGTGCATAACCGGAGAAAAAAAATGACAACAGTACCTTATTCACCAACCACTAAAACATTTTCAATCAAGCAAGAAAACTTTTTTGATCAAGTCAAATACTGGTTAGAGCCTGATGGAGTTGATTGGGATTTAGTTTCTGATGATGTGATGGAGACAGGCATAGACTTGTACTTTGGCCCAGAGGCAGACACAGATTTTTTCTTTGAGGCTATAGAAGATTTAGACGGACATGATTACGCGCAGGCAATAGTTAACATGGCGCGAAATGATAGAGATACTTTGTCTGCTGCTAATGCTTTCCAGACAATAATTCAAAAGGCGCTTAAAGCTTGGATGATCAGCCATGTTGATGCTCACGTTCCTCCTTATGATCCCAATGAGTCAGTGGAGAATTATTAATGGTTGCCGAGCTTAGACCATATCAATTGGACGCTGTAGCTGCTCTGAGGGGCAGCCTAGCGTCTGGAAAGCTTAGACCAATACTGGCGGCTCCTTGTAGTTTTGGAAAGACAGCTATTTCTTGCCATATTCTTATGTCTGCTGCCAAGAAAGGTAAGACAGGCATTTTCTTTGTAGACCGATTAAAACTGTTGGCTCAGACTGAAGAAACTTTTAAGCGTCTGGGGGCTGACTACACTGTCATCCAAGCAGATAGACCTTTTGATCATACTAAGAAGATTCAAATCGCCAGCGTTCAGACTGCTATCAACCGGGAGCTTAGGTTTGATGTTGGTATTGTTGATGAGTGCCACGTTCAGTACAAAGGCCTTTTAAAAATCATGCATAGATGGAATGCCATACCTTTCATTGGTATGTCAGCTACTCCTTACAGCAAAAATCTTGGACTGACCTACGATGACCTGATAGTCACCAAGAAGCCTAGAGACTTGATGGAGGAAGGCTGGCTGTGTCCTGTAGAGTATTTTGCAGGAAAGAGGCTAGACACTAAAGGCATCAAGACTAGGGCGCTACCTACTGGCGGTTCAGACTACGACCCTGATGAGCTAGGAAAGAAGATGCTAGAAGACGATACTCTGTCAGGAGACATCATCGAAAACTACAGGAAGCATTCTAAGGGACTCACAAGGCGTGGAATAGCCTTTGCTCCTAACATTACATTCTCAAAAAACTTGGTAGAGAGATTTAATAAGGCAGGCATTCCAGCCTGTCACATTGATGGGTACACGCCTGATGAAGAGAGAAAGCTAATTTATCAAGACTTTGAGGACGGAGTTTACAAGGTATTGTCATGTTCAAAACTGCTGGCAACTGGCTATGACTCTCCATCTACAGAGATACTTATTGACTGCTTCCCTACTAAGTCTCTGATTAGTTTTGTTCAGAGAGCTGGGCGCATCATGCGGATACATCCGGGCAAAGAGATAGCAACCTATCTAGATCATGCGGGTAATCTGGAGGAGCATGGGCAATTCCCAGAGGACGTTATCCCTAAAGAGTTAGATGAAGGTGAGCAAAACTTTAAGGAAAAAGAAAAAGTTGAGAAGCCAGAAGTTGAACTCAAGATGCAGGAATGCCCAGTATGCTACAGCCAGTTTCAAGGCAGAACGTGCGGAGCCTGTGGCTACCAGCTACCTCCTAAAGCCGAGATACTCAAGGATGATGGCAAAGAGCTAGTGAAGGTTAACAGGCTTACTAGCAAAGAGGACAAACAAGTCTTCCTTAGCGGCTTGATAAGGCATTGCATAAACCGAGGTTATAAGGATGGATGGTCTAGCTGGGCTTATCGTAAAAAGTTTGGGGTATGGCCCAGAGGCTTAGACAAGGTAGCTAGTACAGAGATACCAGAAGAAGTCAAAGGTTACATCCAGCATATGAACATTAAGAATTATAAGAGGAGAGAGCATGAGCTACGTCAATAACTTCTTGAATCGTTTACAGAAAGTTAAACAAGTAGGCGATGACAAATATACTGCGCTATGTCCTGTTCATGATGACAACAATCCCAGCATGACTATTAAGATTGTTGACGACAAAATACTAGCTTATTGCTTTGCTTGTGGGTCTAAGGCTCCAGCAATAGCAGAGGCTGTGGGGCTAAAAACATCTGACTTGTTCTCTGGGGACACTCCGTTCGCACCAGATAGAGACTACAAGCTTATGCAAAAGAAAGGATTAGACGATACTTTTCTACTAATACATGAAAAGTCAGTACAGAAAAAAGAAAAAATGAGGCATTCAGATTATAAGTTCATGCGCCAAGCTAAGGCTAGAAGACAAGTCAGAGAGGAGAAAGGCCTTGAGTAGACCAATTTATGAAACAGAGGGAGACAGGCTCAACGAAACATTCTTAAAAAGCAGACTAGAGAAAATTTGGAGATGTAAGTTAACCAAACTGCCTACGAAGTCTATGCTAGATTTTTGTGCTGAGAGAGACAGAGAGATAGTGGCGTTTATTGAAATGAAGCATAGAAGCAAGCCTGCTGGGTCTTATGCAACGTATATGCTATCATTGGCAAAGCTACAGGCTGCAAGAAGATTACATGAAGATACTGGAAAACCTTGCTTGCTTGTAGTTCAATGGACCGATCTACTAGAAATGGTAGACTTAGCTAAGTGTGATTTTACTGTAGCAATGGGAGGCAGGACCGATAGAGGAGACTCACAGGATGTTGAACCAGTGGTTCATATTCCTTTCACCGGATTCGGTCTAGTAGGAAGCGATGGCAAGACCTGAGCGTAAGTTTACAGATGAAGAAATAGATGAGATAGAAGAATTAGGTCCGGTATTAACTCACGACCAGTTAGCTGAGTATTTTTCTATAACTGCCAAGACCTTACGGGAAATCTTCAAAAGAGATCAGAGAGTTTTTACCGCCTATACGAAGAGTAGAATGAAGGCGGGAATGCTTGCTGTAAATACGCTAAAAGAAAAAGCCATTGTTGACAAAGACTTTCAAAGCTTGAAGCTTTATCTTTCCCACACTATGGACTGGACCGAGAAATCTAGGCAGGAAATTACAGGAGCTGGTGGTGGACCTGTAGAGCAAGACGTAGAGGTAACGATCACCGTCATTGGTGCAGATGACTAGGGAGGATTTATGCCACTCAAGAAAGGTAGCAGCAAGAAAACCATAAGCAAGAACATCCGTACAGAGATCAACGCTGGAAAGCCACGCAACCAAGCCATAGCAGTCGCCTATGCAAAAGCTCAAGAGAAGAGAAAGAAAAAGAAGGCTGGTCCGAAAGGCGCTACTTATGCCTAACAGATTAGAAAGCTGCAATCTTATTGCTTTGAGGCTTAACAATTTAATTGGTTTCAAAGGTAAAAAGCTGTCAAAGAAAATTAAAAGCCAAAAGAAATTAATTGGAAACGATAGACTAAAAGCCAATGTCTTGTTGAATAGTGCGTATAACAGAGTGGTAGCAAATTGGGAAAACCCAGATAAAGACGCATGGATGCACCAAAAACATTTACGAATGTCTGTCCCTAGAGATTTGTACCGAAAGCGTCCTTACTAATGAACTATAACCTTACAGTCATCAACAAAGAGCTAGGCAAACTTGCTCAGTCTAAAGCAAGGTTTCTTATTCTCTTTGGCGGTAGAGGCTCAGGCAAAAGCGTAGGCATAGCGAACATACTCTTAGCTAAAGCAATGCAAGGCAAGAAGACAGCCTGCTTTAGAGAGTTCCAGAGCAGTATGCAAGACAGTGTGTACTCTTTGCTTTGCTCAGAGATAGAGAGACAAGGGCTACAAGATGTATTTGAAATCCAAAGCAACCAGATAAACTTCCGCAAGAATGGTGATACTGCTTTTGTGTTTAGAGGCCTAGCCAGATCACCAGAGAATGTAAAGTCGTACCATGATTTTGATCTATTCTGGGTGGAGGAGGGACAGAGCCTTAGCTTTGAAAGTCTCAAGGCATTAACTCCTACGCTGAGAAAAGAAGGGAGTCAGATACTAATCAGTGCAAACCCACGCAGCAAGAATGATGCATTCAGCCAAAGGTTCTTTACTCCGTTTGAGAAAGAGCTAAGGAGAAGCAAGCATTACTCTGATGATCTGCATTGTATCTATTGGGTTAACTACGACAAGAACCCTAAGTTCCCTTCAGTCCTAGAAGATGAGAGGCAGCATGATAAGAAGAGTATGTCAGCAGCCCTGTATAAACATATCTGGGAGGGAGAGTTCTATGATGAGGTCCAAGACAGCCTGATAAGTGTAGAGTGGTTTGATGCAGCTATTGATTCCCATACCAAACTAGGATGGAAAGGAGAAGGCGCAATAATAGCCAGCCACGACCCTTCAGACACAGGCGGTGACTCAAAGGGATTCTGTGTGAGGAGAGGAAACCAAATCCTAGATATAAGTGAAATGGTAACCGGAGAGGCAGCAGATGGAATGGATTGGGCGCTAGATAAGGCGCTAGAGAACCAAGCTGACTGGTTTGTTTGGGATTGCGATGGCTTAGGTGTTAGTCTTAAACGGCAAGTAGACAATGCTTTAGCTAACAAGAATGGCATAGACTACTTTATGTTCAAGGGTTCAGAGGGAGTAGAAGAGCCAGAACATCCTTATACTGAAGGCGGGAAGACAAAGAACAAAACAAATAGAGAAACCTTTTTTAACAAGAGAGCGCAATATTGGTGGCGGCTGCGGGACAGATTCTACAACACTTATCGTGCAGTTGAGCGTGGAGAATATGTAGACCCGGAGGAGCAAATTAGCTTATCCTCAAGTATATCTAACCTAGATCAGATTAGGTCTGAGGTTTGTCGTATTCCTTTGAAGCGTAGCAACACTGGGAAGATACAAATTATGTCTAAGGTAGAGATGGCTAGAAAGCCTTATCAGCTTCCATCTCCAAACATGGGTGATGCTCTGATGATGGCTTGCTACAGGCCAAAGACATTAGCGGCTCCTACTAAAATAAATTTTGCAGGATGGAATGACTAATGAAATACAAAGACGATAAACCTTACTCCTCAAAGAAATACAAAGAACACGATTACGTCCAAGACCTTTTGACTAAGTCTCAAAGCGCTGACCAAGATATGAGAGATCAGGCTAGGGAATGCGCTCTGTTCTTAGACAAGAGAGATGGACAGTGGGAAGCTAAGTGGTTAAGCCAAGCAAAGAATCAGAAAAAGCCACGCTATACGTTTGATCTTGTTAACCCTATTGTGGATCAAATCTGTTCAGAGATAACGCAGGCAGAGTTTGATGTAAAGATTGCGCCTGCTGGCGGTAATGCTACTCAGCCCATTGCAAACACCTACGATGGAATCATACGCAACATAGAAACTATGAGTGACGCTTCAGATGTTTATTCAGAGTCAGCTAGAGGAATGGTAGTAGGCGGCTTTGATGCTTGGAGAGTTTCACAGAAATACATTGATGATGATTCTTTTGAGCAAGACTTAGTCATTGAAAAGATAGGCAACGCTGTTGATAGAGTCTTCTTTGACCCAGCAGCAGAAAAACAAGACAAGTCTGATAGTCGTTATTGCTTTGTGTTACACGCTGTAAGCAAAGAAGAGTACCAACGCAGATGGCCTGATGGATCAGAAGAAAGCGTATCGGAAGGCAGAGATGGTGATGCTTACTATGACAAGGCTGAGGTTATTGTTATTGGTGAGTTTATCTATTGTGAAGAATCCAATAGAGAGTTAGTTATGTTTGATAATGGCTCTGTGCATGAAGCTGACAATGATCTAAAGAAGTTGAAAGATGAATTCAAAGCAATGGGAATTAATGAGATACAAAGAAGAAAGCGAGTTAAGAAAACAATTTGCAGCAGATTCTTTGACGCAAAAGATTGGTTAGATGATAAATCAGAAACAGTTTTTAGCAGAATGCCTGTTGTTCCTATCTATGCCAACTACAGAATTACAGAGAACAAGTCTATCTATTGGGGTGTAGTAGAAAAACTTCTTGATCCTCAAAGAGTATTGAACTACTCAATGAGCAGAGAGATTGAAGAAGGAGCCTTAGCGCCTAGAGCTAAGTTTATGATGACCCCAGCTCAGGCCTCTGGTCACGAAGATAGTCTGTCAACTCTTAACACTAACTCTGAGCCTGTGCAGTTCTACAATCCTGATCCAGATGCTCCGGGCATACCTCAGCAAGTAGGCGGGGCAATAGTTAATCCGGGGCTAAGAACAATCTCTGAGTCTATGAGGGGCATGATTACTTACGCTTCTGGAATGTACTCTGCAAACATGGGAGACAATCCCGGCTTGCAAAGTGGTGTAGCAATTGAGCAATTACAAAACAAGGGAGACAATTCTACACTCAAGTATTTCAGTGCCTTAGAAACAGGCATAAGAGCAACTGGCCGTATATTGGTAGAGGCTATTCCAAAGGTATACAACACAGCAAGAACGGTTAGGATTCTCAAAGAAGATCAAACCTATGATGTAGCCCCGATCAACACGCAACAAATTGACCAGCAAACTGGAGAGGTTGTTACACTTAATGATCTATCTATAGGCCTTTACGATGTAAGCGTAAGAGCTGGAGCAAGCTTTAAGAACAGACAGAAAGAGACAATAGACACTATTATTGAGATAGCAAAGATTGATCCTACTATCTTGCAGATTGCTGGTGATGTCTTATTGGATAATGTTTCTACTGCGTCAGCTCAACAAATCTCTGACAGAAAGAGAGAGCAAATGCTTTCTCAGGGAATGATACCTCAGTCGCAAATGACCCAAGATGAGTTAGCGGCTATGGCTCAGGCTCAACAACAACCTCCAGCACCTGATCCTGCCATGTTAATAGCAGAGGCAGAAATGGGTAAGGCTCAGGCAGAGCAATTAAGAGCGCAGATAGAAGGACAGAAAGTCCAGAATGAAACTATGCGGATACAGCTTGAGGCTCAGAAGATGCAAAACACTTCTGTAGTTGAGCAGGCAAAGAGTCAGGTAGATATTTTTAATGCTCAGACTAGCAGGCTCAAAGTAGAAGTAGATGCAGAGAAAGCAGGAGCAGCTATAGATAACACTGATGTTAAGACCTTTGGTGAAGAGATAGACAACCAAAGAAAAATACAAGAGATGCAAAACGAAAGCAGAATGAGAAGTATGAGTACACCAGACCTTATGAGGATTGCTAACGGTGGCTGAACCTGTCAGTGCATTAAGAGACTTAGATGAACTTTCTGGTTATACAGAACAGAACCCGTTGTCTGTTGGAGAAGAGCAACAAAAAGCAATACAAGAGTTAGAACGTAGAGGCATTAATCCTCCTGAGAAGCCTGAGTTTGGTTATGACTACGGTGGAGATAGAGGCTTAACAGATATGTTTATGCCCTTTCGTAGAGAAGTCATAAGCCCAGAACAAACCATTCCTACAGGAAATATTTCTTTTGGTCCCAGAGGAAATATGCAGCAAGAAGTTAAGACGATACCAGCTCAGTACGGAGAGTCAGAGTTTGGTATGGAGTATATGCCTTTAGTAAGAGGAACTAAGTCAGCTCTTAACGCTGTAGGTGATCTTTTGTTTGGTGACGCTGGAGAACAAGCAGCCGTAGCAAAGTCAGCTTTAAATATGGCAGAAGGCCTTGGTCAATACGCAACAGAGCAAGTAAAAGCTGCGGCATCCGGTGGACAATACTACGATCCTGAACAACAAAGAATAGTTAGCTTTGATCCTACGTCAGTAATGTTTGGCGGCAACCCCGCAACAGGACAAGCGGTTCTAGGTTCTGGGGTCAGACTATCTTCTGGCGGCGGCAAGACAGGTAATAGGATAGCTGGCGCTAGTGCGTTGAGAGATATAGGTATAGCAGATGAGTTTCCAACTACTTTTACTCAATCTACAATAGATGCTTATACAGAACAAAATTTAGACCCAAGAATATTTAAAACAGGAGCTGGGGCGCAACCAAGATCAAAAGAAATACAAAGAAATCTGGACACAAATATTGAGTACGGAGATCAAAGACTTAAAGAAATACCATCTTTAAATTTAGAAGACTATGAAGGTTATGGGTTCATGTCTCCTATTGCTGATACTTCTGGCGCTGGAGATGTAATTAAAACAATAAATGGTGTTCCTGTAGATGTTTCTAGAAGAGGTGGTCAAGACTTTATGTTTGATCCAGAGTCTGGAGAGCTTCTATGGGCATCTGATTATAAAGTAATAAGAGGTATGCAAGAAAACCCAGCCCCATCAACATTTATGGGAACTGCTCAAGAATTATATAAGAGGACAGGCAAAAGTCCTTTGTTGATACCTCATAGCATGACACCTACTGGAGTAGACTTTTCGCAAGTTGCAGAAACCATGTTAGGTTATGCAAAAAATAACATGGACAAAAGCACACTAAAATCTTTAAACAAAGATATAAAAGAAATATATCCAGATTGGCTTGGTTTAGAAAATAAAGATTCAATAAGTAATTTAAATAGAACTTCGGGAGAATACAGAAAAAAAATAATAAATTTACTTGATCAAAAATACAGAAACAAAGGAGGTTTAACTGCTGGTCAAGCAAGGTTAGCTATGATTGATGAGGACCAGAGAATTATTAGAGCTGGTACTTTAAGAAATGTAGGTGCAATGGATGGGTTTAGAAATCCATTAACTGGAAATCCTCATCCTGTATACAATGCGGGGATGTATGGAGAAGGTCTTGGTAGAATAAATTTACCTATTTCTGTATATGAACTAAACCCGCAAGCTGCACAACTAGGTGGATTAAGGTTAGATCAAATATTAAGGCCTCCCAGAGCTACAGGTAAGCAGGGCGGGTTAAGGTCTTTAGAAGGTTCTCCGCTAACAGGAGTAATAACAGAGGATGTTTTGAGAGGAATTGAGCAAAGAAGAAATTAGTTAAATAATTATGCAAAACCACAATATGTGGTATAGTTAAAGTACAGCGAACTCCACGCTTTTTTGGAGGTGCGGAACGTCACCGAATATTTGACGGCATTTACGGAAGGTTAAGATGCTACCAGAAGATGATCTTGATGAGGCTACAGACATTACGTTTGAGCTTGAAGAGACAGAGGCTGAAGGTCAGGTAACTGACTCCGAATCATCCACGGATACTGAGGAAGCTCAGGAAAAATCTACTAAACCTGTTTTTGACGAGGTTCAACAAGATGCCTTTGATAAGGCTATAGGCAAGAAGGTCTACCAAATTTCTGAAAAGGAAAGGGAGATCCAAGGCCTAAATGCCAGAATCAAAGCTCTTGAAGATAGTGTTCCGAAAGAACAGAGGCCTGTTATACCGCCAACGCCTGATCCTTATCAATTAAGCGATCAGGAGTTTAGAAGAAAGGCTGGCGAACGTGACGAGGCAATAGCAAGACAAGCTGCTTATGATTCACAGCAACAGTCGTTACAACAACAGCAGTTGCTGGCTGAGAAGCAGCAGTACGATTTAAATGTAGCTACGCAGAACGAGAAGATTAGCTCTTATTCTAAACGTGCTACTGCTTTGGGTATAACGCCAGAGGAATTGCAAGTTGCGGGTAATACTGTAGCTGGCTTTGGTGTATCGCAAGACCTTGTTGACCATATCTTAGGGGATGACATGGGACCAGCGATCACAATGTACCTCAGTAAGAATGCTGTTGAACTAGACAACATTCGCAACATGACCCCAATGCAGGCTGCGATTAGGATAGAGAATGAAATTCGGTCTGAAGCTGCAAAACTTAAACCTAAAGTAAGTGCGGCTCCTCCTCCGGTTGATACGCCACAGGGTGCTGGTTCAGCGCCTAAAGCTAGAGGCCCAGCAGGAGCAACCTTTGAATGAATGAGGTGGCCCAATGGCTAATAATCTATCGAGTAATATTACTCGGAAAGTGGCAAGAGTATTTTTAGATGCTTTTGAAGCTTCCCGTGTAGTCACAAAAACTATTGACACTCAGCTCTTGAGTGGCAAGTTCAACCCTTCCACTGGTAGTAATGTAGACTTCAAACGTCCACACGACTACAACTCAATTCGTACAGCAGGCGGTGACATATCTGGCGCAGCTAAGTCTGACATCATTGCAGGCAAGGCAACTGGTACGGTTCAGAACTACTTCACTGTTTCCACTTCTTGGAGCAACATTGAAGAAGCTCTTGAACTAGACCAGCTAGATGCAATCCTAGCTCCTGCTGCTAGACGTATTGTTACTGATCTGGAAACAGACCTCAGTGGATACATGATGAGAAATGCTTCACTACGTTATGGTAGTCACGGTGTCTTTGCTGATGCTTGGACAGACATAGCGGGTGCTGGAGCTTTGTTAGATAGCGTAGGCGTACCAGCATCTGCTGATAAGTTCTATGTTATGAATCCTTTCACAGCTACTAAGCTTGCAAGCGTTCAGAATGGCCTAAGTGCCTCTGATAGCTTGGTTCGTACAGCTTGGGAAAACTCTCAAATCTCTGCCAACTTTGGTGGACTTAGAGCGTTAACTTCTCAGAGCTTAAACACTTTTACCTCTGGCACAGGCGCTGACAGAGCTGGTACTTTAAGTGCTGCTCCTGATGCAACCTATGTCACAGCAAAAGATACTATGACTCAAACCTTAGCTGTAACTGGCCTACAAGCCAATATGGTTGTTAAGGCTGGAGACATGGTTAAGATTGCTGACGTTAAGCGTTTAAACCTTGATAGCAAAACTGCAATGATCAACGAAAGTGGTGTTGCGGTAGATTGGACAGGCGTTGTTACTGCTGACGTTACTCTTAGTGGTGCTGGTGCTGGTAACCTAGTTGTTGCTGGTCCTGCTATCTATGAGGCTGCTGGTCAGTACAATACTGTTGACGCTGCTCCTGCTAACGGAGCTGTTGTTACAGTATTAAGCGCATCTGCAACTATGTATCAGCCAAACTTGTTCTACATGAAGCAAGCTTTTGGTATGGGTACTGTTAAGTTGCCTAAGCTTTACTCAACCGACACTATTGCTACTACATCTGATGGTATGTCTATCAGAGTTAGTAAGTATGCTGACGGTGATGCCAACACCCAGAAGATTCGTTTTGACTTGTTGCCTGCTTATGCAACATTCAATCCGTTTATGGCTGGTCACGGCTTCGGAGTATAAAGCTCCTCCTTGGGATGACGGGAGCTTCGGCTCCCAGAATCTCTACTCAAATAGGATATTAATATGCCAAATGTAGGTGGAAAAAAGTTTCCTTATACTCCCGCTGGTAGAGCTGCGGCTGCTCAAGAAATGAAAAAAATGCCTAAAAAAAAGAAAAGTAAAAAGGTGAACTCTGGAGCAACATACGAATAATGGCTACTGTAGCGCAAGTTGCTAAGGCATCATTACAACGAATATTAGTACAGGCTAGTGAAGCTCCTTTGCAACCTGATGAATATGCTGACTTCATTTTTGCCATGAACAATTACATGGGAGAACTTGATGCTCAAGGCGTTAAGCTAGGTTTTACTACTGTTTCCGGTTTAGGCGATGAAGTTACCATTCCAACAGGCGCTCTAAGAGGCGTTATTGCTAACTTAGCTATAGAGGTATCTCCAGACTATAACGGTATAGTTTCTCCGGGTCTTGTAAAAGCTGCAAAAGAAGGCATGAATACAATGCGCCTTTTAGGACAAAGTATAGGAGAAACCAAAATGCCTAGCACTTTACCGTTAGGCTCAGGCAATGAAGGTGATATGTCAGGCATCTCTGGACATTTCTACCCAGACTCAGAAGCGGATATTCTGGCAGAAACAACTGGCGCGATAGCTTTGGAGCAAAACACAAATGGATAGATCGCAAGGTAGAAAAAAATCAGGCTTTGTTGCAAAGACATCCGTAGATGCTGGCGCATACATTGACTATTTTGTTAACGGAACAAACTATAAAATTTTATACACTGACTTTCTTGGTGGACTTGGAGTTACTGGAACGATAGTTACAGAAGGAGATGCATCTGGAACTGCTGTATTAAATGTAGACGGAACTATCAATAAAATCAGGAACTTAGAGAATGGTCCGGGTGTTATATCTAGCGTTTCAGCTAATGGCGGCGTAAAGCTTCAGCAAAACTTTACAGCCGATAGCACTGGCGAACCTATACTGCGAAACATAACGGATGATACTCCAGACATAGTTTCTTTGGTTGCAGGAGCTGGAATTTCTATAGCAAGAACAAACAACTACCTTACAATATCAGAAACAGCAAACACTATATTAGATGGGCTTGTAAGCTTACAGGCTAACTCAACGGCTACTACTATATCAGTAGCTGGAACAGCCGTAATTGTAGCGGGAACATGGGTTGTTCAAAAGAGTGGTGTAGGATCAGCTACAACGTCAGGAAGAATAACTTATACAGGCTCCGCTAACCAAGAGTTAGTGTTAGACGCAAGTTTGTCTATAAAGACAGCCTCAGCTTCAGCTCAAAACGTATCTGTTTACTTAGCAAAGAACGGCACAATAATAGCTGCCTCAAGAATAAATGCGGAAACAGATAACACAATGGAAAAAAATATTTCTGTTAGTTGGATAGAGACTGCGGCTCAAAATGATTACTTTGAAGTGTTTGTAGCTAACGATACAAGCACAGATAATTTAATAGTTTCTAGGGCTGTTCTTAGGACATCTTAATGCCAAAGACTGTATTGCCAATTGCTAATGGTTATTATGAGAGTGACTCTTTGCCTATATCGGCTCAGGAGTGTACTAACTTTTATCCAAACATAGTTCAGACTCAAGCCTTAAATCAAGAGACATTGTTTGGTACTCCGGGCCTTGAGCAAGTAGCAATGACTAGCCAGCTAGAAGTAAGTAGGGGCGCACATGAAATGAATGGTGTGCCTTACTTTGTTGTAGGCAATACTCTTTACAGCATGGACTCTAGTAATGTTTTGACTACCAGAGGGACCATAGCGGGTAGTGGATTAGTATCTATGGCTGATAACGGAGCGCAGATGTTAATTCTGATTCCGGGCGGCAATGGCTATATTTATACTCACGCCTCTACAACGCTTACTCAGATTACTGATGGTGACTTTACTGCTAACGGTAATCCTCAACAGGTAGTCTATATTGATGGTTATTTTTGCTTAACAACAGACTCAAAGAAGTTCATAGTTAGTTCAATAAACGATGGACTTAGCTACAACGCTTTAGACTTTGGCACTTCAGAGTCAGACCCAGATGACATTGTTGCTCCGGTAGTTTTTAAGAATCAGCTTTTTATAGGCGGTTCGCAGACTATAGAAGCATTTCAAAACATTGGCGGTGCTGACTTTCCTTTCCAAAGGACAGGATTGTTTTTAAGTAAGGGTATAGTTAGTCCGTTTAGCATTCAGTCTTTGCAAGATACTTTTATATTTATCGGCTCTGGGTATAGAGAATCTCCTGCTATATGGGCATTAAGTGGTAATGATGTTGTAAAAATATCAACAACTGCTTTAGATAATGAGCTAGGCAAGTTAACTACAGATCAAATAAATGCTATTTACTCTTGGTCCTATGCTCAGAAGGGAGCTTACTTTGTTGGATTTGCGCTGCCTTCTACTACGTTTGTTTACGACCTTATAAGTAAAAGATGGCATGAAAGAAAGTCTGTTATAGATGAAACTTTAGGAGCCTATAGAGTTAAGTCTTTGGTTAGGGCTTACAACAATGTTTATTGCGGTGATCTTGGTGATGGAAGGATAGGAAGGCTAGACCCGGAAATCTACAACGAATATGGGACTGCTATACAAAGAACTATAGTGACTCAACCATTCCAAAACAATATGAACTCTTTTGTATTACCGTCTATAGAGATGACAGTAGAAAGCGGTGTAGGAAATACTGACAGTGAAGACCCTTTGATTGGTATGGCTAGAAGTACGAATGGTAAGATATGGGCTAGTACACGCTATCGGAAGGTTGGTAAGATTGGAGAATACGACAAGAGAGCCATTTGGAGAAGGAACGGCAGAGCTTCAAGGTTTGAGCTTTTTAGGTTTACTTTAAGTGATCCTGTAAAGCCTGTGTTTATTCAATTAACGGCTGACATAGAGGCGGCAGCATGACTTATAAGTTAAACGTAGCGCAGCCTATTGTAGAGAATAACGGCACAATGGCTCAGGCGTTTAGACAGTACACTCAAGATGCGGCTTTAAGCATACCGATTACAGGAGCGGGTACACCAGAAGGCAATGTAGAGGCTAGGCAGTTTAGTTTGTACTTAGATACCTCTGGAAGTGCTGGATCAATTCAATATCGTAAAATGGTTGCTCAGATTAGTGGTGATCGTAAAAGAGGCTGGATAGCCGTTTAGGAGAATATTATGTCAGGAGCAGGAGCAGCAGCAGGCGCAGCAGCCTCAGCAGTTGGAAGCATTTTAGATTATAAGGCTAATAAAAAAGCGGCTAAACAAGCAGAAGAACAAATAGAGGCTTTAAAAGGTGACATAACAACATATGGAGGAAGGGCTGTTGATAGTCTTCTTCCTGCTTATACTGCTGGTCAAAACGTAAGAGAGGAAGGCCTTAACGCAAACTTAGCCTTAGCTGGAAATATGTTTGAGCCTAGAGTAGACCTTTTGCAAGATTCTGGATATATGGCTCAACAAGCTATACTTGCTGGTTTAATGGGTCAAAGAGCTGCAACATTAGGTGATCCTATTAATTACGGAGCATTGCAGGCTCAAAGCGTTCCTGTAGATATGTCTGCCTTGACAGGCATAACGAACCCAACAGGAATAACTTTTTCTGATATGAAGCTTCCCAATTACGGAGCTTCTTCTGGAGAGGTTGCTCAACAAAACTGGGATGCGGGTACAACAGCTCAATACGCAGCAAACTATCCTGATCTTGTTGAATACTATGAAGCAAACAAAAAACAATTAGTTAAAGATAGCGGAAGCGATGTTTTTAATAGCCTTGATAGTTATTTAAAATATCATTACGATAATTTTGGCAAGGCAGAAGGCAGGATATTTGATAAGCCTTTGCCTACCTTAGCCGCTGCTCAAGGCGCACAGACAACAAACATAAACTCAGCAGAACCTTTTAGCAGAGATCAAGTTATGGGCGCTATGATGGGTACTTTTGAAGGAGAGCCAAGTTAATGTCATTGTCTAATTTAAGAGGTATACCAAAGTCTCCCCCATACGCTGATGCTGATGTTGAAAGGGTAAAAAGTTTGCTTAACTCAGCAGCGGTAACTGTTGGAGAAGTATCTCAGTATTTTAAAGTTCCCCGGTCAGTAGTTATAAGTAATCTGGCTGGCGTTCCAGTTGACGGTGAATACAGCCAAGAAGAAGCAAATAAAGTTGAAAAGCTTATAAGTGCTGGTGTTGCAAGTATTAGTGATATTGCTCAAAACTTTAAAGTTGCTCCTTCTGTTATAGAAGATGCATTAGTTAATGGGTTTAATTATAACTCAGCTCAAATTGCTGAAGCTCAAGCTGGGCTTCCTGTTAGCAGGGTTCAAACTCAAGCTCCTGATCCTGTAGCTCCTGATCCTGTAGCTCCTGCTGCCGCTACTCCAGCAACAGCTCCTGCTGCCGACACTCCTGTAGCTCCTGCGCCAGCCGTTCCAACTAACATAAATGATATTCCTGTGGATGGAGATTACACTCAGCAGGAAGTTGCTCTTGTTGTTGGTGCGTTAAATAATAAATATGTTAGTGCTGCTGATGTGGCTAAACGGTTTGGATTTACAGAACAACAAGTAAATGAAGAGCTACAAAGACAAAATGAAGTTTTAAACACAAACTTAACGGAACAACTTAAAGCAGCTCTTTCAGCTACACCTATTTCACCTACGCCTATTTCAGCCACTCCTACAGGTGGCGGTGCGACAATTCCTAGTGACATTACTTTTGGCGGCAATGCTCAAGATTTTGCTACAGGAGCTGCAACAGGCCCAACCCAAGTTATTGCCGCACCAGCCGCTGCTCCTGTTACTCCTACTCCAACTGCTGCACCAGCCGCTACTCCAGCAACAGCTCCTGCTGCTCCTTTAGCCGGGAGAGTAACTGCTAGTTCTGGAATACAAAATACTACTGACCCCAATGCAGTAGCAGCAAAAGACAGTTTGCCTTCAGTTGCGTCAGCAAATTACGCTACAGGTAGCGATATACCTATAGGCCTAAAAGGTTCAGAGCAAGCTTTAAAGGGTGCTACAGCCGGGTCAATAGATATGTTTGATGCTGTTAATAGGGCTGCAAGACAAGATATAAACCCTTATGCTATTGCTGGGCAAGATGCTTTAAGAACACAAAGAGCTTTGGCTGGATTAGATGGTCAAGCTGCCTTTGATGCGGCCTACCAACAAAGTCCTCAGATGGCTTTCCTTAGAGAGCAGGGAGAAAGAGCTGCCTTGAGAAACTCTGCCGCAACTGGTGGATTAGGTGGCGGCAATGTATTAAAAGAGCTGACAAGGTACAACACTGGCCTAGCCTCTCAGGATTTACAGAACCAAATAGCTAACATAAATCAGTTATCAGGCAGAGGATTTAATGCAGCAACCCAGATGGCTGGTTTAAATTTAAACACAGGACTTCCTGCGGCTCAGTCTCTTAACACGCTAGGCATTAATCTTGCGACAGGGAGAACTAATGCGGCTTCTGAACTTTCTGACCAATATGGAAATGCTGCTACTAAGCTTGCTAATATTCTTGGAAGTCAGGGATCAAACATAAGTAATTTGGTTGGCACTACATCCTCAAATATTATAAACGCAAGAAACAATGCAGCAATAAATGAAGCTAGGGCGCAAGAAAATTTTGGAACTAATCTTTCAAACATCCAAACAGGAATGGGCAATCAGTTGGCTGGCGTTCCTATGGCTCCAATAGTTACTCCAAACTATGCAGCAGGAGTTGCTAATGCTGCCAACTCTGCTGCTTTAGGAGCAGAAATTTTTGGAGGTAATGGAACGCCAGCGCCAGTAGGCACTTCAAAACCAACATATACAAACCCTAATTATGGCTGGGGTGATTTTCTAGATCAAAGAAATACGTATAGCAATATTGCTTAGTAGGAAAATAAATTATGGATTTAGACTCTAATACACTTGCGGGTAATGCTCTGTCTGGCAACCTTATTAATAACCCTATTAACTCACCTTTAGATTCTCCTTTAGGCGGCTCTACAAGATCAAGAGGCCAAAAGCTTATGGGTATGGGTGGCGGTGCTGACCTTCCTACAAAGTTAAGAGCTTTGGGTGCAATGTTTAGCAATCAAGTTCCTCAGTTTAGACAGCAGATGATGCAAGAAAATCAAATGCAAAACGCAATGGAAATGCAAAATTTACAGAGAAGAGATGTTATACAACAAGCATTGATGAAAGATAATTTAATGGCTTTAAATTTTGCTAAAGCAAATGATTACACAGGCCTAATGGGGTTGTTAAAAGATAGATTAGGCATGGAGCAGAATCTTGGTATGAGTACAGAATCAACTCTAGAAATGATAGCAGACGTAGATAAAGATGGAATAGAATCAATAATACCGCATTTAACTTCTAGTTATGCTCAAGCTATACAACTAGGAATAGTGTCACCTCCTGTTGGGCCTGAGTATAAAGGACGTGACCCAGATACAGGCGATGTAATTCTTCAAGACCCATTTTCAAGAGAGATATACGCAGAAAGTCCAATTGGAGGAAAGCAAGGCATTAGGCAAGAAAGAGCTGCTTGGGACGATAACAGAGCTACAATAATGAGTACAGCTAGAAATTTTAGAAAGGACGCATCTGAAATGGTAGGCGAAAAAGGAAAATTAGAAGCTTTAGCTAGACAAGTTACGGATGAAACTGCTGATAACACTTCTAGAAGAAGAGCTGCGGCAACACTTGTAACTGTACTCGCAAGGCTTGCTAGTCCGGGCGTTGTTACTGACAGAGATTTTGCAAACTTTGGCGGTGGTGTAGATTTGCAAGCATACATACAAGCAGAGGCTGCGCGAGGTGGGGATTTTTCTGTTCTTAAAGATTTTATGAGCCAAAGAACATCTCTTCCTCAAGAAATACTTACTGGCATAGACCCAACTAATCCTGAGAATTTTGATTATGACGGAATTATGAGAATTGCAAATGGATTAGTTACAAGTTCTGGGCAAACTATTTTAGATGGTATGGCTAGTTTGTTTTCAGAAGCAAGTGGTTATTCTCAAGCTAGACCCGAAGAAATGAACGCAGCGTTTGGTGAAACTTCTAATAGAAATATAAACAAGCTAGGAAGCATGGTTTATGGAAATAACTGGAATGGAGTAACTGATTTTTTCCAAAGTCCAAACATAAGTATAAGTAATAGTATGCAAAGAAGTCCTTACGCTGACACAGACAACTATGGAATGCAATCATCAAACTTTAAAGGGGCTGGCCTTCCTGCTCAAGCTGCAAGAGCTGGATATACAGCAGAACAATTTAATGCTCTTCCGATGAGCGAGCAACGTATATTTATGGATAAATAATGGATTTTACGCCAGAACAATTAAAATTAATGATTAGGGATGGAACGGTCCCTAACAGCACTATATCTCTGGGTGAAGCTCAAAGTATTTTGCGTGATATTGATACAGAGCAGCAACGCAATTTGTCAATGCAAGCTCAAGCTACAATGGATGCGGCTCCAGAATTTGGATCGTACATAACTTCTGTTGGCGAAAATCCTGTACTTTCTGGAAAAGGATTTCTGGGAAGAACAAAAAATCTTGGGATGGAAGCATTAGCTCAAACTACTTATGATCCCTTTGAGCTGGGAAAAATTTTAATGGCTAATGACCCAAACATAGCGGTTTTTGTCAGACCTCCCGAATATGATGAGCAAGGAAATGTGACAAAGGGTGAAGAATACATGGCTATGAATAGGGAGAATAACAATGTTGTTTCTCTAAACAAGCCGGGGTTAAGCATGAGAGATGTTAATCAAGCTCTTACTGCAACAGCTATAGGAGGTATTTCCTCTACCCCAGCAGGAATGGCAGCAAGAGCTGCGGCAGCAGGAGGTTTGCAAGCCGTAAATCAAGGAGTGCAAGCAGCAACTGGAGGAGATTTTGATTCAGTAGATGTTGCCTTGGATACAGGATTTTCAGTTTTTGGTGATGCCTTACCAATGGTATTTAGAAGAAACAAGCAATCGTCAGAATTAGTTAATGCAGCTCGAAATCCTACAGATAGATTACCTTCAAGTGTTGAGCCAGATGTAGCAACTATAGATGCAGCAAAAAATTTAGGCGTAGAAGAAAGTCTTCCTACAGCATCACTGGTAAATGACGAAACAGTACAAAGCGTAGAAGCTGGAATAAGATCAAGAAGTGGCGGGTTAGACTTTGGATTAAAGCAAGATGTTATAGACGGAGTTAAAGCGTTAGAAAGTTCTGTAAATCAAAAGCTACAAAAATATGGAGCTTTGACAGCAGGAGAAGTAACTCCTAGAGTAAAAGAAAGTTTACAAAAAGACATAGGGGATTTATTAGAAGAATCTAACGGTCTTTACAGAGGGTTAAACACTGTTATTAGAAGACTTGGTGATGGTGGTGCTGCGGTAGTAGATCCAAGAATATTGCGTTCTTATATAAGAGAGCTAAGAAAAAAAGGCGGTGGGCAAGTAAGTGATCGTTTGGCGGAGATAGAAAAAACATTAGATGCTGGTCCTTTTACTTATGACACTTTAGACCAATTAAGACAGACAGTTGGTGAGCAATATGGAAACGCATTAAGAGGACAAAACGCTTTTACGAACACAAACACTAGACAGTTTGCTCAATTATATGATGTTTTGCAAAGGCAGCAGCAAAGAGCTTTAAGAGATATAGGCGGAGATAGAGCAGGAGAAGTTTTAGAGCAAGCTCAAGGGCTTGTTAGACAAAGAAAACTTATGGAAGAAATGGCAACAACACTACTAGGAAAAGATTTATTTAAAGATGTTTTGCAGCCAATAAGTAGTGGTCTTTCCAATCTTACCAAAGGCTCAGTGGAAGGTTTTAGAAAAAGAATTAATGCAGTACCAGAAGGGATGAGGTCAGAAATTATTCTTTCTGGTATAAGAGATATAATGCAAAGAGGTGCAAGAAGCACTGACATAGATCAAGATTTTGTAATGAATCCTGCTTTATTTGCAGATTGGTATAGGCGAATAAAAGGTGATACTAGGTCTTTTTCTTTAATAAGCAACTACTTAAACAGAGATCAATTAAAATTTTTAGATAACGTAGCTAGAATATCAGGAAGGCTTGCTTCACAAAAAGCAAGACAAAAACCTACTGGAGTAGTTCTTGATTTTGTTCAAAACTTTAATACTGACAATGGTTTAATTTCAAAATTACTTGGAGTTACAGGAGATGCTATAGGCGTTGTTCCTATTGTTGGTAGGCTTGGCGGTATTCCAAAAGCGATGTCATCAGGATTTGGATGGCTAAATAACATGGGTGGAGAAAATTTAGAAGTAGTAGCAAACTTGTTGCAAAGTGAAAGATTTAGACGATCTATATTAAATGCAGCAGAAGGAAAAAATGTTACAAGCTCAATGGAAGGAGTTATAAAAACAAACGAATTTCAAAATTGGTTCAAAACTCTACCTGAGTCTATCAAAAGCACAATGTTAGCAAATCAAGGAACTGCAACTCTTGAAAGAATATCTATTCCAAATGTTGTAAACTACTTGTTTAAATCAACTGAAATGACAGATTCGCCAGTAGAAAATTCGCCTATTAATGGATCGGAGGAATAACAATGGCTAGATTTGGCGAAATAAACGCACAATACTTTGATGACTCTGGTGATCCTTTAGGCTCTGGAAAGCTTTACTTCTATGACTCAGGAACGACTACATTAAAGACTACCTTTTCTGATATTAATCAAACTATTGCTAACACCAACCCAGTTATACTTACTGCGGCGGGTAGACAACCAAACATATTTTTTAGTGGTAATGCTAAGGCAATATTAGCAGACTCCAGTGATGTGCAGATATTAGTTCGTGATCCTGTTGGTCAGACTGCCTCAGCCTTTGGTGACGCTTGGGTAGCGACTAAGATATACGATTCAGACGCTGTAGTTCTTGGTAGTGATGGTGTTTACTATCGGTCCTTGGTGTCAGCAAACCAGAACAATGATCCTACTTCTACGTCAGGATACTGGACGCTTCTCTACTCAATAGAGTGGAATGCAGGAATAACTTATAGTGCTGGAGATGTTGTTACAGTTGGAACCACACAGTTTCAGTCTTTGCAAAATAACAACCTTAATCAAAATCCAGCTACACAACCTTCTTTTTGGGTTTCTATAGCGTTTGCTTGGTTATCTACTCAAACTTATGCGATTCATCAGAATGTTGTAGGACCGGATGGAATCCTTTATACATCTCTTCAGAATTCAAACTTAAATAATACGCCAGCAAGCTCTGGAGCTTATTGGGTTGGTACAAGTGCGGCTGCGGCGGCGTCAGCAACGGCAGCGGCTGGATCGGCCTCTACAGCCAGCACTCAAGCTACTGCGGCGGCGGCTAGCGCTACAACAGCCACTACACAGGCTACTGCTGCTACCACGGCTAAAACGGCTGCTGAGACTGCGAAAACAGCGGCTGAGACTGCTCAGACAGCGGCTGAAACGGCAAAGACTAATGCTGAGACTGCTGAAACTAATGCAGCAAATAGTGCATCTGCCAGTGCTACAAGTGCGGCTGCGGCTCTTGTTTCTCAGAACGCAGCAGCTACAAGTGCTACTGCTGCCGCATCTTCAGAAAGCACTGTGGCAACAGATGCAGCGGCGGCAAGCACGTCAGCCACAAATGCATCTAATTCCGCTACTGCTGCTGCTGGAAGCGCAACCACAGCTACCACTCAAGCCTCTACAGCTACTACTCAGGCAACAACCGCTACTACAAAAGCTGGTGAAGCAGCTACAAGTGCTACCGCTGCTGCAACCTCTGCTACTGCCTCTGCTACAAGCGCCACGGCATCTGCTGGCTCTGCGACTTCTAGTGCGGGTAGTGCTACATCTGCGGCAAGCAGTCTTACAAGCTTTAACGCTAAGTATTTAGGCGCTAGTGCTACTGTGCCTTCTGGCACCGCTGCTGGACAACTCTATTTCAACACAACTAGTAATACCATGTTTGTGTATAGCGGCTCATCGTGGGCTGCTGCTGGCTCTGCTGTTAACGGTACTGCTGAAAGGCAGGAGTACACGGCGACTGCTGGACAAACAAGCTTTAATGCAACTTACGATGTGGGTTTTGTTGATGTTTACTTAAATGGCTCAAAACTGATTCCGACAACAGATTTCACAGCCACGAACGGTTCACAAATTGTACTTGGAACTGGAGCCAGCGTTGGTGACAACGTATCTATCATTGCGTATGGCGCGTTTAATGTCGCTGATGTGTATACACAATCTCAAAGCAATGCGAGATATATGCAGCTTGCGAATAACTTGAGTGATGTTGCTTCTGCGCCAACTGCGTTAACTAATTTAGGGCTGACTGCTGACGCAGCAGAGATAAATAAATTAGACGGAATGACCGCTTCAAAGGCTGAGTTAAATTATCTCAGTGGCGTTACTTCAAATATTCAAACTCAGATTAACAATGCTGGTGGCGGCAATGAATCTAATTTTACTGCCTCTGGAGCGATAACATCAAAAGCTCCGGTAATTTTGAAAAGTGATGGTAAGGCTGCGGCAGTAGCACAAACAACAATAGCAACAAGTTTTGCAACACCAGCGGTGCTTGACGCGACTGCAACACCAGCGGGGGACA